TACCGTCATAAGAATGTGACGTATGAAGAATGAACATAAAATTCCTAAATGTACTTTCAAATTCGTCGATTGTATATGTAGGACTATCGAAATCCAGAATCAGCACATCGGTAGAATCAATATTTTCGGTCTGCCTCTTAGTTCCTTTGACCGTACAGAATTTCCACTGCGGAATCATATCTTTCTTTTCGACAACCAATGGATGCTGAATAACATGCATAAATTGGCGCATGGCCTTATCTGACCATTCCATCGGATGCATTTCATTATCATATTGATTTTTTATGTACTGAAGTACTCTCATAGCAATCTTAAATATAGTAAAAAATAATAAGTATTTTGGGACTAAATAATTTTGTCGAAAATATTTATAAAGGGAACGGTTTCCCATTCCCTTTAATAAATCAGCTCATTGTATTAGGATTAGCGACGGCGGCGGCGTTGCTGGTCACCAAGAAGCTGAGCAGCGATGTTTTCAGCCTGAGCATTTGTAATGCCCGGGAAAACCTGTTCAGATTCCTGAGCCTTCGGTGCTTCAGCCTTCGGAGCTTCTGCTTCAGCGACAACTTCAGCTTCAGCCTTTTCAACAGTCTTCGGAGTGCCAGCGACACCAGCGAGGCGAGCGCCGAACATGGATCCGAGAACAGTCTTAAGGTCAAGACCGAGGGAATCAGTCAAACCGTTGGAAACCTGTGTGAGAGTCTTGGTGATGTCACCGGTAAGCTGAGCAGTATTGCCCTGGCCGTACATAGTGATGTTGCCAATCTTTTCCATCGGCTTTGCGATTGCACCAGCGATAGCCGGGAGCTGTTCGAAATACTTCTCAATAGTCTTGAGCTGCATTTCCTGGCGAGCTGCGTCACCGTACTTCTTCATAGCTTCTGCCTTCTGGTCGAGAGCAGCAGCTTCTGCAAGACCCTTAGCCTTTACAGCGTCAGCTTCTGCTTCGCCCTTAGCCTTAGTAGCGGCAGCTTCAGCGAAAGCCTTTTCCTTATCAGCTTCAGCCTTAGCCTTAATAGCTTCGGCTTGCTGCTTCTGGGTGAAGAGTGCAGCTTCAGCTTCCTTCTGCTGCTTATAGAGGTCAGCGTCAGACTTCTGAATCTGTGCCTGCTTTTCAGCTTCAGCCTTCTTCTGAATTTCTGCTTCGAGTTCCTTCTGACGGACAGCTACCATTCGTTCGCGAATTTCAATCTGCTTTTCCTGCTTTGCAACTTCAGCAGCTGCGGCAGTGATGTTAATGGTCTTTTGCTGTTCCTGCTTCTGAATTTCATATGCAGCGTCAGCTTCAGCCTTCTTGGTATCAGAGATACGCTTAAGGTCAGCCTTCTTAACTTCAAGATCATTTTGCTTCTGTGCGATTTCGAGGTTAGCAGCAACCTGGGCATCGTTTGCAGACTTAGCAGCTTCAGCCTGTGCAATCTTGACGTCGCGTTCTGCATTTGCACGAGAAATAGAAGCAGCCTTCTGGATTGCTACGGCCTTATCGACACCGAGATTTTCAATAACCTTGCCGTCGTCAGAGAAGTTCTGGATATTGAACGTTTCAACGATAACGCCGAGCTTCTTAAGGTCAGGAATAGCGTTTTCAAGAACCTTTTCAGAAACCTGCTTACGGTCAGTAACCATGTCGACCAGGTTCATCTGGCCGACAATCTCACGCATATTACCTTCCAAAACGTCGACAATCATTCCCTTGATAGTATTAATGTCTTTGTTCAAGAAGTTCTGTGCGGCTTTCTTAATGTCGTCCGGCTGGTCAGAAATCTTCGCATTAACAACAGCGTCGACTGTAACGTTAATGTAATCCTTGGTCGGAACCGCGTTCTGGGTCTTTACGTCAATCGGAATCAACTTCAAGCTAAGAACGTCAGCACGTTCAAGGAACGGAATCTTGAAACCGGCATGACCGATAATTGTTCGGAGCTGTCGGAAACCAGAGATGATGATTACTTCGTCCGGCGCAGCCTTGATATAAGACGTAACGAAGAGGATGATGACGAACAGTACGAACAGGCCGATGCCCGCACCGATGAGGATATTGGAACTAATCATTGATTGATCCTTTGTTGATGTTTGTTTTCAGTTTAGTATCTAACCATTCAGCCATTCATTATCCATCGCGACAAAGACGCAACAGATAATCAAGATAATGGCTGAGAAAATTAACCAGAAATAGAGTACAACGTGTTTCCAGCTGAATGACTCAATTGCCTGGTCAATTGTAACATTATTCCGGAATTCTCCATCATTAAGTCGATGGTTGTCGATATTTGCATAGAGAGTTCCAGTATAAGTCAAGCTTCTTCCATAATAGACATGACGCCTATTTGGTGCAAAATTTACGGTCTTTATATAATGGCCAGATGGCAACGTAGGGAATGCATTGTAGTAAAATTCTTTCTTGAGGAATTTAATCTTTTCTACAGCCCAGTCGTCTGCGTCTTTATAATCCCATGTCCAATAAACCTTGGTATGGCATGAGCGTGTCTTACCAGAACCTGTACAGACGAGCTTTGTGTGCATCGTGTAGACTTCTAATACACGATGTATTGACATATACTGCCCAGGAATATTATTGTCCGTAACGCTGCCTATGGCTTCGACGGTACCATGCGATAATGTATGACCTGCATTGGTTTTGAAAGCATAGGCAAACTGTGTAGAATCGTTGTCAATTTTAACAGCCTGGTTATACTTGGCATTATGTTCATCCTGCCAAATATCCATCCTATTGCCGACATAAAAACCTATGCCGATTGAGATAAGAGCGAAAATGATTGCGACAATCAGCTCTTTCTGTGTAACTTCAATATTGGTATCGCCGATGTACATTTATTAATCCTTCAAAAGACCGGTAGGCGCGTCTACTGGCGCATTCTGGAATTCGAGATATGCATAATCCTTTTCCTGATAACCCAAAATACTCAAGAAGATACGGGTCGGGAACATCTGGATATGACGCTTGTAATCACGAACGTTCGCATTGTAATATTTTCTGTGTGAACTGATACGATTTTCGGTCATGGCTAATTCGCTCATGTATCGATCATAATTTTCGATAGAGCGTAACTGTGGATAGCGTTCTACAACGCCCTTGATATATGCAGAAGCTGTAATGTTGCCCTTGCCTTCGCTTGGAGTACGTGCTTCAGAAAGCTTAATAAGGACTTCTGCCTCGTGCTTGTTGTAAGACTTGACGGCTTCCGCCAAGTTGACGAGCAATCCAGCTCGTCTGTTATATTCGGCATTTAAGTCGCTGAGAGAGCTTTCAACAAGCTGTTCCTTTGCGATTGCCGTGTTTTGTGAACTCTGTACACCGAATACGCACATTAAAAGTACGGCTACGATAATACCGATGATTGCGAGTGCTTTCATTGTTTTTACTCCTTTTCTGAAATAAGTTTACTAATGTCTTCTGCAAGCTGTTTTGAAGATGTCTTTACTGTGCCAAGTAATTCATCGTCAGTTGCGATAAATTTGTAATCCCAGCTGATTTGTTCTTTACGCTTATCGTTGATAAGCGGAATAAAAATATTGAATTTGCCTTCGTAATCTTTATACGATGATTTACGTAAGGTTTCATCGATTTTATCGACACCAGTTTTGATAATTGTATTACGAACTTTAAGTTCATTCGATTTGTTAAGTTCGTTAACGGAATCTGAATATACCCAGAATACAAGATTGCCATATTTGAACCAGATGGTAATATTACCACCATATTGTTCAACCATTTTGGATCTAATTGTTGGTTTTTCCGGTTCAGCCGGCATGGATGGTTTTCTGTTACTGCACTTCTGAATAATATCACATAGGATATAAAGTGCCATTATTCCCATTAAAATATAAAGAAATGGAGACATTTAGTGTTCCTTTATTGATTCGTTGCCTTAAATATAAAAAAGGATTGACATGTTGTCAACCCCTTTTTAAAGCAATTTATTAAAAATTACTTTTCGTAACGACCGCCAGTCTTCTGACGCTTGAAATTCTCACGATTCTTTTCGTAATAGAATTTCCAGATGTCCTGCGGAGTCATGCCGAGTGCGACATAGAGCTTGATGAACTTAACCATAAGGGTATCAACCATGTCATAAAGAACGGTATACGGAACCTTCGGTTCATAAGTTTCATAAGTCTTCCATGCCTTATACGGCAACTGCTGCATAATCTGGCCGAATGCGATAATATAGTCACCAATCAGAAAACGAATAGAAGTTTCACCAATAGTACCTGCATGGAAATCTTCCTTAGCCTTATCATAGTACCATTCGAGAGTTTCACGAGGCTTCATATTGATATAAAGCAACGTATTCATAAGGAAATGAACTGCATCAGTCAATTCGAAACGACTGTCGTCAGTAATTTCGTAATTGTCCTTCTGCATCTGTTCGTCGAGTTCGAAGAGTTCAGTTACGACACTGCCAAGATGATAGATAGACATTCCGGACTTGACAAACAAGTTTTCCTTAGAATCCGGAGTAAGAGTTCCACGTTTCTTACCAAGCATATTCTGCAAAGATTCCTGCATATCGAACATAACCTGAAGAGCATTATTCGGATAGTTTTCATCGACATCCGGAATTACAATATCATCGGCAACCTTTGCAAGTCGAGCTTGCTCTTCTGCAGACTTAATCTTTGCTTCGGCTTCAGCCTTCTGCTTAAGAGCTTGCTGCATCTGTGCAAACGTGTCTTTTTCTTCGGCAACATTGCCGTACATGCTATTTGTATCAATCATTTTAGTTTACCTTTTCCTTAGACTTCTTAGACTTCTTGGTCTGAGCTTCTGTAATAGCCTGTGCATCTTCTTGCGGAACAAGAGACTTGAGAACTTCAAGAATATTGCCGCATTCCTTCTTGAGCAAATCTTCATTACGGTCATATTCTTCTTGAGTAAGACCGATCAAATCCTTAAGCAAAAATTCACGTGAGAAGAGTGGAGAAATACCAGAACTACCGTCGACTCGCGGAATAAACTGACTAAGAACGCCGAGGACGTCTGCGATTTCGCGAGCACGGGTCAAATCTGCTTTTGTAGTTTTCTTTGTTGTAGTCTTTTTCATAATTTACCTTTAAATGGGCAAAATAAAACATAAGAGAATTGAATCTCTTATGCCTTATTTTATTTTTGTTCAAAATTAGCTATTAGCAAGCTTTGCGAAGAAATCATCTTCATCATCTGCAGACGAAACCGCAGGCTGCGTAGCAACAGAAGATTCTTCATCGTCAAACGGCATGCTGGAAGCCGGAGCAGATTCAGTGAAGCTTGCAGTCGGAACAGACATCTTCTGCGGCTGACTTGCAGTACCGAAGATTTCGTCGTCGTTAACGGCAGTAGTCTGAATGTTCATCGATGTAGAAGTCTTGGTCGTAGCTGCATAATCTTCAGAACCATCAGCAAATTCCTCAAAAAGGTTCTTGCCAGACTTTTTGTTGTAAGATTCAACAATAGCATTGTAAGAACGATACTTTTCCTTCGGGATTTCGATGTCCTTGAGGGTATAGAGCTGTGCATCGACTGCATCGATTTCTGCGTCAGTCATATCATAAAGCATATCATCTGCAGCATGCTTGCAGATACGGCGCGGCTTGTTGAAGTGAGAAGTCTTATAGCTCGGGCCATTAGAATCCTGAATACCTTCCCAGACGAAGTTTGCACCGGCCTTTTCTTCACCGGAGAGAACGCACTTGTCATTCGGTCCGTAGTAAGAGAACGGGTTAATACCCGGAATAATCTGACCAGTTTCATCATCCTTCTTGTCAGCGATAGCGTCAGTAATGAAACCCATAATTGCACGGCTATATTCGAGACGGAAAACCTTACCTTCGGTGTCCGGCTGGTTTTCGTTCTTCACGATATAGACGTTTGAGTAATACTTCGGCTTCCACTTGCCGAGGACACGGTCACGTGCTTCCTTAGTCTTACCATACTTGTTCCAAACCATGGAGTTATATTCACAAATCGGGCACTTCAAGTCTTTGTCCTTGAACTTGCCGACGCAATCACAACCAAACCACTGGCCGTTTTCGAGCTGGAAGAGGTGAATACGGTTTTCAACCCAAGGAATTTCATCGCCGTCACCGACCTTAGCCGGGAGGAAGCGAAGAATGACCTTGAACTTACCGTTCTTCATGAGAGGCTTAAAGAGGCCTTCGATTTCATAACTCGGCTTTTCATCCTTATCCTTACGCTTATTGGCAGAACCAATTTCGTTAAGAGCCGAGTACATGCTGTTGAGACTATTTCTATTTCTTTGAATTGGCATTTTATCTTTCCTTTGTAAATTCAATCGTACATTCGATTGTTTGGTTAAAATATAGAAACTTTACGTATTCTTTTTCTTGCTTTTATTTTTTTCTGAGATTTCTTTGTGAAGCTTTATTATCATCTCACAAAAGGTAATAAAGCGCTTATATTCGACATTCTTTATCGAATCTTTATTTAATTTGAATTTTTCATGATACAACCCCTGTATGTAGAATTCCGGATCCAATGTACCGGCACAGTACATTTTATAAGCCTGGTTCTCCTGGTTCTCATCCAGTTCGTACAGGGAAAATCGATTATCCGTAAAATAATCAAATCCGTTATTCCTTTCTTCTATAATTTTGTTTATCTGGTCTATCTGCCTGGTAATAACGGCGCGCTTGGTAAAAACCTTGGCGCCTAACAATTTATTTATAGCATTAACATCCTTCAATTCGGGACATTTTTTGTCACAAAGGCATTTCATCATAACATACATGGTCCAATGCTCTAAATCAGTAAAAGAGCAGTTCATTTCGTTAGCGAGCGGAATACAATAGTTAGACATGTATTCCACGCCCTGGCTATCCTGTACGAACTGGTTAATTATATAATTTTCCATCGTATCAGCAAAGAATTCGCGGAATACGTTAGTATTGAACCTTTTCGCATTCCACATCTTCTTTATATTCTTATATACCATATATAGCTGGTATTTGTCTATCATATCAGAAATTCATCCATTCCGGTTTTTTTATCAATTAAATGACGCTTTTTCATACTCGTTGTAAGAGTATAACTATTAATCTCGTCGAGACATTTCAGAAGTACCTGAGGCTCAAGCCAGTCATCGACCAGATAAATCATAGCGTCCGCAAGGCTAATCTTGTTTTCCTTGTTCAATGTATAAAGAACGTTATTAAACTTGTTATATTCGGCAGGTTCGTTCTTTATTACACGTACCAGATAATCCGGCAACTGAGATTCCGGGTCGATAATATCGAAATCGATACCGGACATCTTCATGTATTTGTAAAATGAATCTTTAGTCTGTTCAATTTCGTGGTCGTCATTGAACATTAGGTTTTCATTGTCTATCATATTATTTCCTCTATAAATCGAATACGTTCACGTCTGGAGCCGGCTGCGGCGGTTCGGGCAGACTGTTAGAACCGAAATCGTCATTATCATTATTGTTAAACGTTTTCAAGTCGTAAATTTTCTGTTTTTCGATGTCGACACCGATAGTCACAATCGGAGCCTTAGGCATACCATAACGAGTCTTAAGAAGTTTGACAGTATACATTTCTGCAGCTTTCATTTCCGGCGTCTGCGTAATGCCGAAAATAGCGTCAGCCTTCATAGTCTGACCGAATGAGTCAGCGGCGTCGTCAAGTCCCATTTCAGCCTTGCCGTAACCGCCACGGTTAGCCTGCATAGCAGAGATAATCGGAATCTGTTCGACAAGACCGATAGAACGAACCTGAGCAGCGATTGCACGAAGCTTGGAGTTATCGTTCATATTCGGGTCGACACGTCCATCCGGGACCATACAGCCGATATAGTCAATCATAATGACATCAGGCTTAAAGTTGTGCTTTTCTTTATATTCCTTGAGCAATGCCTTCAACTGGAGCGAGCTTACACAGTATTCTGGATATTCTTTAATCTTCAGCTTGTTATGGCCAATCTGGCCTAACATCTTGGTAAACAAACGCATATATGCTTCTTTACCAAGTGACTTTAACTCATTCTGAGTTTTGTCCATAAGGTTCTGCATGATACGTTGACCGATTTTAACTTCCGGGTCTTCGAATGTAACATACAAGACACTCTTGCCAGCCAGAAGCATGGCAGAAGTCATGGAACTAAGCAATAACGTTTTACCGATATTGGTCGGAGCCATGATAAGAGTTAACGACTGTTCGTGAACACCTCCGTGAATCATCTCGTCAAGTGTCTTACAACCAGTAGGAATAACCTTTTCGTTGGTAACAAAATTATTATAGATTCGTTCTGGTTCTTCGAAGAACGAGAAACCAATCTGAGTATCAAAAGTAAAAGATTCAGCATACGCGACTTCTTCGGCGAAACTGCCAGTATGCTTGTTATTTACACAGTAGGTAGATATATTTTCTTGAATCTTGCGTAACAAACGCTTTCTGACGAAATCCTGTATTTCGTCGAGCATAAATTTCGTATTGACATCGCTATCTGGGATTGCCATACACTTATTAAATGCAGCAACTGTTCGTTCATCAGATAACAGCCTGCGCATTTCAATGACATTGGGCATCGCAGAAAATCTTGCGTTATAATCGCTTATTGCATTTACTATATACTTATGGTCAAGGTTTATAAACCAGTCAGAATTCAATTCTGGCACAACCTTTGACGAAACATCGCTATTTGCGTAAAGTGCTTTAATTATTACTTGTTCGAATTCTATATCAGTAGTCATTTTATTTCTCCGGGTTTATTTATTAAGTGCAACCCGTTTTTTGCAAATATAGAAAAAAGCCCGTGCAATACACGAGCTTTTGATTTTTATCTGATTTTTTGCTATATATAAAGCTTTTCATTAAAAAGATAGAGTGCATTCGGGTTCGACCACCATGCTGGACTTCTGGCATTACTTCCATGGTTATACCTGTACATATATTCCGTAAAGAATGTTTCGCTTTTAATAGGATATACAGATATATCATTAAACATGCTATTTAAAATATAGGAATATATCGTTTGGGTAACACGGACAATTGGATTATTCTGGATTTCCAGCATAGTATTCAATACGGCTGAATCTATCTTCCTGTTTAATTCTGTATTTCTACAAATACGCATCGTTCCCTGATATAGACCTTTATAATCGAAATCATAATTATGGTCAGCCATATATTTCAAAACTTTTTCTTTTTCTTCCGAATATTTCTTATCACGTATTACCCATGCGTCATATTCGTCTGTAATCTTATTTCTGACCGGATGAATATTTAAGCCGATGTCAGCATTAGAATTTTCAAATTCATTATATAGCCATCGAAGAGATTTGAAAATACGTATCGCGGCGTCGATGTATATGCAGACAGGAGTAGTACAATATTTAAACAAGTTATACCTGACACGATAACATTTATCGAACGGCGAAAGCCCTTCCAAATCAGGGTCGACTATGATTTTCCATTTATTCGAACGTAAGTCCGGATTATCAGTCACATAGACGTATTCGCATTCCGGGTCAAGGATTTCAGGTTCGCTAAAAATTTCATAATTATTGAAATTATATTGCAATATAGAATATTTCTTACCGTACGTTTTAATAAATTTGTCGTAGTCGTCCATATTCTCATTGGAATTAAAAAAATTATAATCTATGTCCTTCGTAATTTCGATATGGCTAAAATAATAAGAAGGATATAAGACGTGTTCTTCAACTGTATGCTTTTTACGTACTATCATCGTGATTTGATTTTAATAATTTCAGATTTATAATTGTTATATATGTTGAACGGCATATCGAATTGTTGACTGTAATTACAGTAAGAAGTATAATAATCGGTTATTCGATTTTCAAGATATTGCGTATCAAAGAAAATCTGTCTTGTATCAGCAAAATGTTTACGGCTGTTGCATTTATATTGCCAATCCTGTAATGACCTATATTTAAAATGTAAAAGCAATGCCGGCGCGGCGATAGTTATCGGAAAATATGAACGATAGCCGAACGATACGGAGCTGTTCGAAATATTATAAGAAATCTGATATTTTCCATTATAATATGTTATCGGGTTATGTACGTTACCGATATGTTCATAGACCGGCCCGACACGATCTACTCGTAAAGTATTTCGAAACTTAAGATTATCTTCTGTAACATATTGAGAATTTTCAATATGGTATAGATGTTTCATGCAAGTATTTACCATTGTCTTAATATCGTACATTGAACCAAACGCTGATATATTATACTTGACAGGAATATTATTTAACCAATTTCTGTATGTTTCAATATACGATGATTCTTTATAATTAATTTTATCTAACAGTTGGTTAGACATCATCATCGCCCAAGTAAAACCGATTCTGTAAAATGAATTATGCTTTACGAAAACATCTTTGATTAAGTCATTTATCGTCGAATAATTTTTAGGATTTAAATACAAAAATTCATCGTCGTCGATCGGCAATACCCACCAGGCTTCGGAATTGTTGACATATTCTGTATAAATATCTACCTGCGAAATTCTACCTGGATAACTGTAATATGATACATGTTCTTTAAATTCCGGATAATTTGCAATCTTTTCTAAATTTTTATCTGGCGAATTATCTATTAAAACAATATGGTCAAACTTGACGACATATAGATGCCAGTAAAGCCAGTCTATGATATTGTATTGATTATCGGTACACGTAATCAGTAATGCTTCGGATAGGTATTTTTTAGCCATATTAATTTAATATATAATTTTTTACGTTGATTTTCTTAAAAGACATTTCGTCGTTCAGCGTGAATAATGTATTAAACAAATTTTCATTTATTTTTATTGTATGTTTTTTAAAAAACATTGTGTCGATTATCAGGAACTCAAGTGAAATATTGTCAGATACAATATTATATTTAGACTGTATTGTATCGTTCATCAACGTTCTCAAATCCTTTATGAAGGTTCCTGTTGAATTACACAATATTAAATATCTTGACTCGCATAGATTTACAAGTTCGTCCATTTTTGAAAACAACTCTGTTTCTGCCGTATCGTGTATTTTGATAAAATGCCATTTCTTTTCTATATTGTACGGACTAAGACTTTGATTTTCGTCAAGTACAAGCGTCTGGTAAAACATATTGCTTGTTTTATGAATATCAAATAGACTGGAAAGAGTATTATATGTTTTTTCAGAATTTTGATTTATTATGCCAAATGTAAAATCTGGAAATTCCCTAATAGTATACTGCCTCGTTATATTGGTTTCATATTCATCAAAATACCGCAATTGATTATAACAGTCAGTTACGATTTTTAATTTAAACGCAGTTTTATCAATATCGGTAATTAGCCGTTTACCCCAGCAAATCGGTTCATGATTTGAAAATTCAGGAGCGAGGCAGTTACGCATTACCATACGTTTTTTGGTCGATTCCTTAAAGAATTCGCTCTTGTTCGATTGAGCGCCAATAGATATTGGATTTTTCAAATGTATAATCCTGTCATATCCGATTTTATATCCCAGGGCGAGCATTTCATCGCCGAGAAAATTATCTTCGCAACCCCATATACCGTCAAAAATTTCGGCAAACAGCCTGCCGTTGTTTAATCGTTTTACGTCACGTATGACTTCTTTTGAAATGTATATGCCGCAAGTATAAACCATATTCTTATTTTTATTATACTCATGAATCGGCAGCAGAGAATCTATCTTGTCAGTTTCCAGTTTTTCAAGTCTGCCGTCATTAGAATCGGCAAAAAACAAAATGGCATCATATTTTGTTTTTAGCTTGTTGATTCTATATACAGGATTATTGTTTGGAACCTTGTCTTCGTCCAAAAACAGAATATCGTCGTCAATACCTTCTATACCATAATCTCGTATTTTTCCTGCAAGAAATAGGTCAGAATTTTCATTGAATATTTTATAATTTCCATAAAAATGTTCAGGAATATTACAACGGTCAAAAACAAATAATAAACTGTCGCCTTCAAATATTTTTTGAAATTCTTTAATATATTCTGTAGTCGAATGTATTGGTACTATGATATGCATGGCAACTTTATTTATAAATACGGAGTATGATAGTTAAAAACGTTAAAAAATTTAGTGAAAAAATCGCAATAAATGACCATCAAAATTATTTGTTGAAAATTGATAAATTGCCAGGTTATTTAAGATTGGTTGACGGCTTTCTTATTGATTTTCTATTGAATTATTATAAGAATAAAACTGGAAATTATTTAGAAATCGGTTCATATTTAGGAAAGACTTTAGGAATATTAATTAAAAACAGTTCAACGAATGAAATCGTATATTCACTGGACCTTAAAGACTACGAGCACGCAATACGTACTAATTTGAGTTTTCTGGAAAATATCGAAAATTTAAAATTTATAAAAGATAAATCCGATAATATTTTAAACCATAATATAAAGGATATAAAGTTTTTACATATAGACGGTTGTCATTCGTTTGACGCGACATATAATGATTTATGCAATTCTGTCAATTATACGAATGACCATTGTATCGTAGTATTGGACGATTTCGTATTTAATGAATATACTGGCAACGTCATGGCATATTTTAAGGCTTTATATACTGGAAAAATAAATTATATACCGTTCATGTCAAGCGACAGAAAATTATACCTATGTAACAAATCGGTGCATGAAGAACTGCTGAAACATGTTAAAGAAAATATTTCAGCTGCTTTTGTTAAGTCGGGTATAAAAAATATTGCGTTAAATATATCTGAGCAAAAAACCGATTCTTATAATATGTTATGCCTATCCACAGAACGTGGCTATGCTAATGAATGCGATTATATCAAAAGATTATAAATCAGACAGGCGTTCAATTTCGAACATATTATTGAAATTTTCAATATATCTGGACATATTATCGACAAATTTATGAATATCCATCATGTGGGCATATTCTTTATAGTCCATACATTTGAATAATATACAGTTATCCTGCGATATGGCCGTACTATATTCCTTTCCAACCATTCTATAGCCTTTTATAGAATCGTCTATTTCAATGACATATCCATTGACGAATAAAAGATGACTTGAAACAATCGGAATTTTTCTAAGTATAAAAAGTTTTTCCTGCCCGCTACGAGTCCTGTACTTAAGAATAGGCCATTCTGGACATAACTTATAGAATGGTTCATAATATTGACGATAAAGGATAATTTTACAGAAACGTTCCATATTACAGTTCTTCAACCGATTGCAAGGTTAAATAATTACGCAGATACGATATAAGTAGTTCATAAAATACATTAAATCTTTCTTCACGTTCCTTAAAATCATCAGAATTTTTAAAACGATAATAATGAAGCGACTTGTAATAACTGACAGTCAGATATTTTCTAGGACTAACAACAAAACTATATCCGTTATCAAATGTATCGACAAATCCGTTTTCGATGTCTTTTTCAGTCAACTTATAACCCCAGAAATAATGGGTAAAATTAACAGTTTCCGGCATTCTCTCAAGTGTGTATATACGAGAACCTTCAATATCGTCAGTCAGATGAAGAATAATGCTATCTTTTAAGTCTTTAACCATGATATGAATATAGTAAAATAGCCTATATTTGTAAATAGCTTATGATATATTCAGATGTTTTAACCTTATTAAATATGTTTACGAAAATTTACTATATTTTACATATATGAATTACAATAATCCCGATTTACGCATATTAAATATCACGCATTCGGACATGGACGGTATCGCATGTTCGATTGTTCTCAAAAACTTCTACAAGACAGTCCATGTCCTTCCGACAAACTACAATACCGAGTGGAAGCTTGCTGACGACGCTAAGGCTTACGAGGGAAAGTACGATATTATTATCTGTACCGATTTTTGCCCGACTAAGGCCTATGCTGATCTCTGTAAGCTTGGACATGTCCTTGTAATCGACCATCATGAATCAGTCGCTGACCGAAATAATAACGAAACTATTGTTATCAATACACAATGGTCTGCTACTGCCCTGGTCTATAAGTTCATCAGCAAGTTCAAGAATATCTCATATCTTGATAACTTCGTGAAGCTTGTAGACGACTGGGATATGTTCCGATTGAAGGATCCTCGCTCGCCGTTCTTCAATAACATGTTCTGGGAAATGGGTAACAAGTGGTTCCTTCGTCGATTTATTAAAGGAAATCTGGAATTCTATCCAGAAGAAAAACAATACTTTGTCGATTCACGTAATGAATTCAAGGAAATGTATGAAACACTTGAAATTATCGACCTTGCCCAGCATGGTGTATTTTTCGAAACAGATAGATTTATGCATGACTGTATCGAATCTCTGAAGAAAGACGGCTACAAGTGGTTCATTATCAAAAATAAGAGCAATCTTTCT